GTGCCGTCCAGCGCCAGTTCGCCAAGCACGACGAAGCCGGCCAGTTGATCGCCGGGGAGGGCGCCGAGGGCAGCCATCAGGCCGAGCGCGATCGGCAGGTCGTAATGGCTGCCTTCCTTGGGCGGTCGTAGCACGATTGCCTGAAGTCGCTGGAGCTTTCGGAAGTGAGCCAAAGCCTCGCGATTACGACCACTTGAACATTCCGTAGCGCCCCTGACGGGCCCCGACGATTGCCCTTGTTTACCTGCGCGTGGTGAGCATAGTGTGAGTTACTCACCCAGGGGCTCGTCGCGGAATGCCAAAACTCACCAAGTCCATTGTTGACCGAGCCGAGCCGCGTGCCAAGCAGTTCACGATCTGGTGCTCGGATCTCAAGGGTTTCGGCGTCTATGTCCACCCCACTGGTCGGCGATCCTACTTCGTCGACTATCGCACGGCCGAGGGCACGCGCCGGCGCATGACCATTGGCTCACATGGTGCGATCACCACCGAACAGGCACGGAAACTGGCAATCGAGACGATGGGCGGCGTGGTGCTTCAGAAGGAAGACCCGCTCCTCGAGCGTAAGACGCGCCGCAGGTCGCTGACCGTCGCCGAGCTTTGCGACCAGTACATGATCGCCGCAGAGAAGGGCCTCATCCTCGGCAGGCGCGGCAACGCGAAGAAGCGATCGACGATCGAGATCGACCGCGGCCGCATCGCCCGCCACATCAAGCCGCTTCTCGGTACTAAGTTGGTGATGGACCTCCAGCGCGCCGACATTGTGAAATTCGTCCACGACGTTTCGGCCGGCAAGACGGCGATCAAGAATCGCTCTGGCAAGAACGGCGCTCGCGTCGACGTGAAGGGCGGAGCGGGGACGGCGGCCAGGACGACGGGCTTCCTGGGCGGCATCCTGACCTACGCGGCCGATCTGGGCCTGATCGCCACGAACCCGGTGCAGGGCGTGAAGCTGGCGGCTGACAAGAAGCGCGAGCGTCGTCTGACGGCAGAGGAGTACCGCCGCCTGGGCGATGCTCTGGCCAGCGACGAGAGCCAGTACGATACACCCCAAGCGATCACCGGCGCCTGGCTCCTGGCTCTGACCGGCGGGCGATTGGGCGATGTCGAGAACCTGAAGTGGTCTGAGGTGGACGAAGCTACCGGATGCTTCCGGCTGAGCGATAGCAAGAGCGGCGCGTCGGTGCGGCCGATCGGCCGGCCAGCCTTCGATGTGCTGCAGGATGCGTTGCGCGCGCCTGGGAACCCCTATGTCCTTCCGGGCTTGAGGAAGTCAGGCCCCTATCGTGGCCTTGCTGGGGCGTGGGTGCGGCTCATGCAGCGCGCCAAGCTGGACGGCGTGACTCCGCACACGATGCGCCACTCCTTCGCGTCAGTGGCCGGCGACCTCGGCTTTGCTGACAGCACCATTGCAGCGATGATCGGGCACGTCGGGGGCAGCGTCACCAGCCAGTATGTCCACCGGCTCGACGCCGTGCTTGTCGCCGCCGCGGACAAGGTGGCTGGGGAGGTCTATCGGCAAATGACGGGTTAGAGGGGCTCTCCGAACGGCTCGTCGTTGTCCGTGCTGCGCCTATCCTGAGCGGCACCCGCATCATCCAGCCCCTCGAAAGGGCTCAACGCGTCATACTGCGCGGCCTCTGCCATCTCGTCTTGCCACCGCTCCAACTGGTCCTTCACCCGCTGCTTGAAATCGACTGGCGCCGGCAGTTTGCCTTTCGCAATCTCATCAACAGTCTCGTGCAATTGACCGATTAGCCGATCAACGCTCGCCTCCGGGTCGCCGCCCTTTTTGAGGATTGCGGCCATCGTCGCCAGTTGGTCGAGCTTCTCGTCGAGCGTCTGAGGGGCGGGGAAATGATGCTCAAGCACCCACACGACGGCTTCGTTCATCGACATACCTGCCCTGTCGGCTCCGGTCTTGATTCTCTCCCGGAGGCCGTCAGGGAGACGAACAAGGAACTTGTCCTGGTCTCGCGCTGGCGTCTTCATGGCCATGTCTTCCCCTAAAAACGCAAGCCTTTGCGCGTGATATCACACGTGCCTCAGAATTGCCTTGACTAGCCTGCGGTGTACTTCATAATTCCACCGATAGCACAAACGCTATCACGTGTGTGGAGAACATCGAATGATGGTTAACGAAACCCGACCGCGCCTTCGCCGCGCCGAAGTCCCGGCCTACCTCCTGCAGAAGTTCGGCATCCCCGTCGCACTGAAGACGCTCAACAAGATGGCGTCGGTCGGCGGCGGACCGCTCATGACCTATGCTGGACGCATCCCGCTCTATCACGTCGACGATCTGGACGCCTGGGCAGCGCAGCGGCTTTCGAAGCCGGTGGCCTCCACGGCTGAAAGGACGGCGGCATGAGCATCGACCCCGTCAGCGTCGACTGGAACGGCTGCGACAGCAACGGCGACGACTACACCACCCTCGCGACGCCGGAAGCCGTGCGCGCGGGCATGATGATCAACGTCCCGACCATGATCCGCTACCCGGACGGCAAGATCGCTTCCGGCAACCTCGCGAAAATCACGGCCGCCGGAATGGCCGTCCTGAAGCGTGAAATGTTGGCCGATCGCAAGCCGCAGGGGGCGGCATGAGCAACGTCGACATCCCCCAGCTTCAGCTGAAGCGGGCCGCCCAGAAATCAAAAGGCCCGGCCGAGGTTGCACCCTCGCCGAGCCATGGTCCCAGCCCCTCGGAAAAGAGCGCTATGAACGAGCGAGACGCTAGCACGGCCGCGCCGGAATTGGCAAACCGCGCGCCGATCTTCGCGCTCGAGAACCCGGCGATCGAAATTGCACGCTTCGCCTCCATCCTTTCCAATCTGGTCGAAGGGCTGTTCGACCGGGATCGGCGGGAGGGTGGCCGGCTCGATGGAGATGTCACGCTCCACACTCGCCACAACGAGCTCGACGATATCGAGTTCGTCGTCGGAAATATCTACACGCTGGCCAGACAGATCGATCGCTCGACGACCATAGCGATCAACGACCACATTAAGCGGGAGGGCACCGGCGCCGTCGCGGGCGGCAGGGCGATCAATGATCTCGTTGCCCGGCTCAAGGGCGGCGAAACGCCCATGCAGATCGTCCAGGTAGCAGTCGAACTTGCTCGCGAGGTCGCAGCATGACCGAGCGTCTCAGCGATAACCAGCTCGTCGACGTCTTGGCACTGGCCGGCGACTATCTCCAATGCGGCTACATGGCGGTGCAGGTCTTGGACAGTTCTGTCACCGGCCCTCTGCTCCTGGTCTTGGGAGACGCGGGCAATGCGCTCGACAAGGCCAAGGCCGAAATGGATGCCCGCCACGACGAGCGTCATGGGAGGGCGGCAACATGAGCGCGCTGAAAACGGTGCTCTGGCAGCAGGACCATACGGAGATCGAGCCAGGCCCGGACGGCGGCGTGAACATAATCCAACGGTCATCGTCTGATGGTGATGACCACATAATCGGCATCGTTGGCCGGGCCAATCTCCTCGCCCTCATCGCGGCGCTCGAAGAGCTTGCGGGGGCGCAGCATGGCTAATCGGCACAAGCGCAAGGGCAAGATCAAATTCATCATGATCGACCGCTACGTGAAGCAGAGCGCCGCGTGGAAGGCACTCACGCCCGTAGAACGGAACGCCTACATCGAGCTCAAATGGCGGTACGACGGCTTTAACAACGGGCGCATCGGGCTCGGTAGCCGCGAGCTTGCCGACGAGATCGGGATGGGTCGCGACACTGCCGCTCGCGCACTTAATCGCTTGATCGAGGTCGGCCTGTCTTCCAAGCAGACACCCAGCGCCTTCAACGTGAAAAACCGCGCCGTGACGGAGTGGCGCCTGACTGAATACAAGTGCGACGTGACCGGTGAACCGCCTTCGAAAGACTTCATGCGATGGGTCCCGAAAAACAAAACACAGTCGCACCCATCGGACACACAGTCGCATGCATCGGACTGTGACCCTAAAAACCAGGTTGAGAATATCCCTCACAGTCGCACCCATCGGACTGTGAAGGGCGTTTCTGCCGTTTCACAGTCGCACCCATCGGACACATATAGATCTACCATAGGGGGTAACGTCGATGCAGCGTGACGACCTTCCCCTGTTTGCCTGGACACCTCCTGTCCGGATGATCCCGTTCCCGGCGAACGCTCGAACCGGCCACGCCCTCAGGATTGCCCGTCAGATCGCCAAAGGCCGGACGGACAACGAAGCGAGCTGGGCTCTTGAGCGAGCGTGCGACAGCTTTGTCAACCAAATGGCAAAGGCCGGGTTCTCCGAGATCGAGACGCAGCGTCAGCTCGGTGATTTTCGGCGAGCGATCCATGATCAATGCCGCGCCATTCGGTCGCCATGGGTCCCAGTGATCGAAGACAATTCTCCCCACCATAGGACGCCCGGAGGCGCAGCATGAAACTGCCCAGCGACAAAATCTGGCAGGGCAAGACCTATGCCGAGCGGAAACGGATGGACAAGTTTGAGCAGATCTGGCCGCGCGATAACTGGCAAGGCTGGAATGGCGGCGAATGCCCGGCCCGCTGCGATCGACAAGTGGAGGTCAGATTCCGCGATGGCAGTACGACCGAGGGACCGGCGGACTGTCTCTGGTGGAGGGCAGATCGAGACAAGCCGCAGTCCAACGACATTGTAGCCTATCGGGTCCTGCCCGATTGCAACCCGCAAGGTGCAGCATGACCAACGTCATTCAACTGCGGCCGCAGGCCATACGTGGCCGTGCGGAGGCGACTACGCTCGTCGATGCCCTCGGCCTCGCCATTGTCGCCATCTCGAGCCGGACCCGCCTCATCGCCCACATAGCGATGAAGAACTTCGGCTACGTCGGTCATCCTATGCCGCTCGACGAGCCGAAGATCCGGTACCTCGGCGCCGATCGCCCGGTGTCTGAAATCCTCGATCAGTGCAAGGTCATCAGCGGCCCCCTGCCGCCGATCCTACGGGCGATGATGATCGATCTCGAGGCGGATATCGACGAGGAACCTGAATTGACCGCGCGGACGTTCCCTCAAGCGATCGAGACGCTGGAATCCCTCCTGGAGGTCGACAGGGACCAGATCCTGCGTCACGTCGACGAAGGAGGGGCCGTCGCATGACTAAGCTAAACTGGAAGAAGGCCAAGGTTCTGACCCGGACCCTGTCGCTGGATGACGAGAAGGAGCGCCGCGGCCAGGACCGAGCGGCGAAGTGGCTGCAGACCGTCGAGGCCAACCGAGCCCAAAAGGGTAGCCGATCAGAAACGGCCTACTGGCGCGGCAAGGGCAAGCCGACGAGCGAACCCCCGTTCTGATCGCCTGAAATCGTCAGATCCGGGCCGCCCTGTGAGAAATCGCAGCCGGATCTACATCCTCCTCGTCATGTCTCTCCGACACGCCCTGACCCCAGAACAACAAGGGAACCCGCTATGAGCTGGACCGCATTGCTCGTCCGTGAACGCTTGGTCGAGGCGGCCGACACGCAGGCTCACATCCTCACCGAGCGTGTCGGGCCCGGCCGGATCAAGAGCCTCTGGCCCGTCTTCGCCCACGATCGGAATGACGCCTATGGCTATGGCCAGGTGCAGGTGCGCTACATCCCGAACGCCGCCGCCATCTCCCGGGCTGAGGAAGCCCAGGCTTGGCTCTCCGCCCTCGTCGACGATGACAAGGGGCGCCAGATCGTCTGGGCCCGGGCATCCTGCGAGGCGGGAAAGCGCTCATTCGCCGGCTGGTGTCGAAAAAACCGCATCCCCCGTCGGTCTGCCTATCGCCTGACTGACCTTATCCATCAACGGGTTGCGCTAAGTCTCTGCAAGGCCGAGATAACATTGCGATATCCCGACTATGGACGTGTGGCACAACATGAGGGCATAGAGGGGGGGCAAATCGATAGCCTGTCGATTTCTGCGTCGCCACGATCCTTCATGAGAGACGACGCTAGGCCAGCAGACAATCCCGATAGCCGCGACCTTAGTTGGTCGGAGATGCGGAATGAGCGCCGGCGAAAGCAGTTGGCGAAGTTCGATCGGGAAATGGCCTAAGGCTGAGCAGGACTAAGGCAATCGCTGCATAGCCCCGTGTCCTTGTGCCCCTGTCGGTTCATCCAATCGATCGCGGCCGACAGGCTGTCGAAGGGAGTCCACTTGGTGGCGGAGCTTCTGCCGCCGTCCTTCTTGAGTTGATTAGGTTGTCCTGTGCCGTTATTGCAGTGGCGGCAATCACGGCGGTGAATGCGCGCTCGGTTCATGGGCTTGGCTTCGAACACCCAGAACGGGCGATCGGCCGCAGGTGGCTGGTCGGCCGGCGCCCTGTAGTCCCCGCCAATCCACTGTCGCAGCGAGCGGACGTGTTCATCATTCAAAGCCAGAAGCCCGGCCGTGATGTCGTGCCACTGGCCATCACGCATTTCGCGATACTGGGCTTGTCCGGTTCGCATCAGGGTTGAACTTGCTTCGAGATGTCCGATGAGCGCCTCGCACTGAGAGGCGAAGGCGTCGCGTGCATTCTTTCCCATCAACGTCTCTCCAAAGAGGCTTCCAATGTTCCGTCGCTCGTTCATGAGCCTCGGCATGGCCGGGCTCGCTATGGCGTTTGCAGGCGGTGCTGCTGCATTAGTTGTCACGCCGCCGCAAGTGGTTCGCGGACTGCCGTCGGTCGCCCAGGTCACGCCGAACCGCCGCCGCCGGCTGCCCAAGTCCGGCACTCGGTATGCGGCGAACGGCAAGCGAGAATGTGTTCGCCGCCGCGCGCAGATGGCGGCCGGTCGGCTCACTGTTGCAAACGGACTGGCGGCATGACGGCCCTCGGCGCCGATATCCCGAAGCTGGTCGTCTGCCAAGCGTGCAACGGCACAGGGCAGAAGGACAAGGCCAACCGGGGCGTGTTCGCCCCCGGGGATTGCGAGCCGTGCCGCAGCTCTGGGTGGGTTGATCTGAAGACCGGCAAGCGCTGATCAATGCCTGTGCTCCCCAATCCCCGTCATAAGAGCTTCGCCCCGACTCTGGCCAAGGGTCAAGATGGCCTACGAGGCCTATTCCCCAACCGGCCGTAGCCCGGCGCTAACAGCGGCACAGGCCAAAGCCACGGTCTTTGGGATCACGACGGCGCGGCCATCCTCGCGCCTCGCGCCGATCTCGTAGTTCCTGACGGTCCCCTTCGATACGCCCAGCGCCTCGGCCGCTTCGGCCTGTGTGAACCCCATCTCATCGCGCCAGGATTTGAACTGTTCGGGCGTCATGCTACATTCCTCCTCGCGAGGGGGTGAGACGATCTACTTCCTCCGGTGGAGGCCGGGCTTTCGCCCGACCCCCGTTGTCCTAGAACTTGATCCTCAGATGCAGGTGCCAACCGCAGAACCTGATGATCAGCCTAAGCCGGATTTTCAATCGTCTCACCCCCTTTCGGTTTGCCGGACCCCGTTGGGCCGGTGATCAATGTGTACCAAGTACCACTCGCCATTGCAAGCGAAATTGGTACTGAGTATCACTTTTTTCCTGATATCATCTATCCGCCCGGTCTCATCGCGCATGCATGTGCGCGGCGCGCGTGAGGCTGCGCCATCCCCCCGAAGGAATGCTGATGTTGAAACCCGTCGTTCTGGCGATGACTGCTGCTGTCGCCTTGGCCGGATGCACGGATGCCGACGTGGCGTCCAGCAACCTGTCGAGGGCTGCGGACATGTTCGAGATCAATCGCCGGGTCGTCTTCTATAACGGCATCACCGGCGACTATATGCTGAGCATCGAGGGCCTTTGCTCGCTCGGCAATGCCGACAAGAACCGTGAGGTGTCGATCACCTGCAAGACGGGACCGGGCGCTTACAAGAAGCATTTCCTCGGCCTGTCGGACAACGTCACCTACTTCGTCGAGCAGCTGGAAGCCCAGCCGGTCAGCACCTATCGCTACCGTGTCATCTTCAAGCCGGCGACCATCATTCCAGACATCGACTTCCGCCCCTGATGACCAGCCACCGCGACGAGCCATGGCGCGCCTGGTACGGCCTATCCCGATGGAAGAAGGCGAGGGCCACGCACCTGAAGGCGCATCCGCTCTGCGTGAAGTGCGACGAGCAAGGGCGCACCGAGATAGCCAAGGTCGTCGACCACGTCATTCCGCATCGTGGTGATCCATCGTTGTTCTGGGATCCGACGAACTATCAGGGCCTGTGCACCACGCACCACAGCGCGACCAAGCAGAGGGAAGAGGAACGCGGGCAGGTCATCGGAAACGATGCATCCGGTCGACCGCGTGACCCGAACCACCCATGGAACAATCCGCTACGGTAGCGAGTGGCTTAGGTCATTCGGCAGGCTCGCCTTCCTTGCAGGCCAGCAAATCGGACTGTTGCTCTTGTTGCCGGATTGCCTGAATGGCTCGGCAGCGTTCCGCATAGGCCGCGTCGGCTTCGGACTGGAGCTCAGGCAGTCGTGCCTGAAGGAATTCCTTGCGAAGCGTGCGGGTCATCAACTGCATCGAACGTATTTCGCGCAATGAGAAACCTGCCGTCGACCAAGCCACAATTTCGCGGACGCGGTTGCGGTCTGCGGCAGTGTAGAGACGGTCACGGCCGCTTCTCCTAGGGACCAGGATCTCGCGTTCCTCCCAAAACCTCAGTGTCCGTAGTGACAGGCCGAACTCTTCCGCGAGTTCTCCAATATAAAATAACGCCAACCCGCCTCACTGCCCCTCTGTAGTGATCCGTCGCAGGCAAGATTGAAGTTGCCTTTACCGATAGGGTCAACCCGCATCGGATCATCGCCGTCCTCCAAGTTGCTCGCAGTAGGGGGGAGGGTCGAAGTCTGGAAGCCTTGGGGGCCTCCACCGGTCGGGGCCCTCGTTCGCACCGAGATGAAAACCCAGAACAAAAGTTGGAGCCACCCCGAAGGGGTGATGTGCAATGAGCATCGTCGAAATGGCAGGAACCGGGGAAATTGTCCCCGAGCCGGACTGGGAAAGCCTGTTCAGCGACGTGCTCGAAATCGCAGCGGCGCGTGAGCATTGGCGGCGCATCACGACCGAGTTGAAAGATCGGATGTTGATGTCGGCCGGCAACGCGCACGCGCTGCAGCGGCTGGTCGTCGCCTATGTCCTCTATGACCGCTCGCTGCGGGAAGTCGCCGAGCACGGCGCCGTCACCCGGCCGAAGCGCGGCAACCCGAAAGCCATCGCCCGCACCAGCCCGCACTTCGGTGCGATGCGCGAACTGGCCTCTGACGCCGCGGTGCTCGAAGCCGAGTTCGGCCTGTCGCCGCGTCGCCGGTCGGCCGCCACCAAGGCGGAACGGACGAAGAAGGTAGCCAAGGCATCCGATGAGTTCGTCCGGCCAAGGAGCGCATGACCCGACGACCGCCTGGGCGCGGGACGCAGTAGACGGGAAGTTCGTAGTTGGTGAGTTGGTCCGGCATGCTGCCGAGCGGCATCTGCGGGATCTGCGCGACGGGCCAGCCCGAGGGCTATTCTGGGTGCCGGACAAGGCGGCTCACGTCCTCCGCTTCATGCCGGCGGTACTGAGCATCACCGAGGGCGCCATGGTCGGCCGCCCGTTCCACCCGCTGCCTTGGCATGTCTTCGTTGCCGGGTCGCTGTTCGGCTGGCGAATGGCAAGCGGTCGGATGCGGTTTCGTTCCGGCTGGCTGGAGACCGGCAAGGGCCAGGCCAAGAGCCCGCTGATGGCGGCGATCGGTCTCTATATGACCGGCTTCTACGGCATCCCGCGCGCCAAGGCGTTCGCGATCGGGCAGGACAAGAACACGGCCAACGTCCTGTTCAAGGACGCGGTCGCCATGGCGCGCGCCGACATGCCGGATGCTGACGAAGGCGATAGCCTGGTATCGCGCGGCAACGTCGTCATCCGCGGCGAAGGCGACAATGCTTGGAAGCTGGAATTCCCGGAATCGGGCTCGCTGTTTCAGGCACTGGCGAACGGCGAGGCGGTATCAGGGCCGAAGCCGACACTGGTCGCGGCCGACGAGATCCACGAGTTCAAGACCAATACGTCGATCGAGCTCTGGCGCGGCGCTATCGCCAAGATGCCGGGAGACGCGTTGATGCTGCTGGGGACGAACACGCCCGCCTCGACGCAAATCGTAGGTACGGAATACTCGGAGTTCTACCAGAAGGTCGCGAAGGGCGAGGTCGACGACGACGAAGCATTTTCGTTCGTGGCGCGCATCGACAAGGCCGACCGTGAAAACGTCTTCGACAACGAGGCGTGCTGGGCGAAGGCGCTGCCGGCGCTCGGCATCACCTTCCCGATCGAGAACATTCGCGGCCAGGTGAACACGGCGAAGCAGCTGCTCTCGACCGCGATGTCGGTCAAGCGGCTCTATTTCGGGGTGCCGACCGGCTCGATCGACTTCTGGATCGCCGAGGAAGCTTGGGAAGCCGTCCAGAGTGCAGGCCCGTTCGACCTCGCCGAACTGAAGGGCAGACCATGCTGGCTATCGCTGGATCTGTCCGACAAGAACGACCTGACGGCCCTGACGGCGGTCTGGATCGATGCCGCCGGCCATCTCTGGGCGAAGACCTGGTACTGGACGACGCGCGACGGGCTTGCTGACCGAGCTCGAGCCGACCAGGCGCCCTATGACCGGTGGGAAGCCGACCGCTATCTGACCGCCGTGCCGGGCGCCACCATCGACAAGACGTTCGTCGCCGCTCAGGTCAAGAAGATCGTCGCCGAGCACAACGTCCAGTTTCTGGCCTTCGACCCGGCCGGTATCGCCGACTTCATTGCCTCCTGCGAAGAGATAGGCTTTCCGGTTTGGCGTTGGCTCGGGCCGGACAAGCCACGCGGAAAAGGCCTCAAGCTCGTCAGCCATGCCCAAGGCACGAGGGTGATGTTCGAGGATCGGCAACTATGCATGCCCAGATCGATCGAACGACTCGAGGACCGGATTCTGCAGTCGACCATCACGATTGAGCAGTCGCCGGTGACTTATTCCTGCGCCGCGAATGCCGCCCTGATCTTCGATGGCCAGAACAACCGGGCCTTCGACAAGAAGCGCTCGCGCGGTCGTATCGACGGGTTGGTGACGCTGGCCATGGCTACCGGTGCGGCGACCGTCGACATCGTACCGCTTCCCAAGAAATCGTTCTGGGAAACCTCAGTTCCTGCACGGTGAACACATGCTGCAATCAATCCGCCGTGCCCTGCCGGTTGTCGTTCGGGATGTTGTCGGCGTCGGTGGTGCCATTGGCATCGTCTACGGCAGCTGGCTCCTCTTCGCACCGCTCGGCTTCATCGTCGGCGGGGGCTTCGCCCTTCTGGCTGCGGTCCTGCTCGACGTGAGAAACCAGGAATGAGGGGGCTAATCGGCAATCTGACGCGAGGGCTTCAGACGAAGTCGTCGGTCCTCACCGAACTACCGGGCCTGCGACGGCTGATCGGCTACCCCGAATCCAAGTCCGGCGTGGCGGTCACGGTAGATCGGGCCCTGCAGGTGTCGGTAGTTTTCGCCTGCCTGCGCGTGATCGCGAACGGCGTCGCGCAAGTACCCCTGAAGGTGTTCAGGGAGTCCGAAGGCGGGAGCAAGCCAGCGAAGGATCACCCGCTGTACGAGGTGTTGTATCGGCGGCCTAACCCCTGGCAGTCGAGCTTTCAGTTTCGCACGACACTCGTCTTTCACCGCGGCCTGGCCGGCAACTTCTACGCGTTCAAGAACGTCGTCGGCGGCGACATCAAGGAGCTGATCCCGATCGAGCCAGACCGCGTATCGGTCAAGCAGAACCGCGATTTCTCATTGACCTATCTCGTGGCGGGCATCGACGGAACGCAGCGAGAGTTTCCCGCCTCTGCAATTTGGCATGTGCGGGGCCCATCGTGGAATTCGTGGCTGGGCCTGGATGCCGTGAAATATGCGCGCGAGGCCATCGGCCTCTCGATCGCTGCGGAGGCGAGCCAAGCCTCGATGCACAAGAACGGGCTCCAGACGTCGGGGCTGTTCTCTGTCGACGAAACGCTCGACGAAGACCAGTACCAGCAGCTGCGGACGTGGATCGACCAGAACCTTGCGGCTCAGGTCGGCAGTGACAGCCGGTATGGCACCCTTCTGCTCGACCGGAAGGCCAGCTTTACAAAGATGGCGATGAGTGGCGTCGATGCTCAGCATCTGGAGACGCGCCGCATGCAGATCGAGGAGATCTGCCGGGGCTTTGGTGTGTTCCCGCAGATGATCGGACATGCCGGAGATCAGGCGCCAACTTTTGCGAGCGCCGAGCAGTTTTTCAATGCCCATGCGGTCCACACCTTGGCGCCTTGGTACGAGGATCTGCAGCAGTCCATCGACGTTGACCTGATCGACCCAGATGACGACGTGTTCGCAAAGTTCGTTCCGAACGGTCTGATGATGGCCTCTGCCAAGGACCAGTCGGAATATTTCGCCAAGGCGCTCGGCAGCGGTGGCGTAATGGGGTGGATGACCCAGAACGAGGTCCGATCGAAGCTGGACCTGAACCCGTTGGACGGCGGCGACAAGCTGCCGGAACAGACCAATCTCAAACTGCCAACTACGCCGCCCGCCGAGGACCCCGCCAATGGATAGACTGGAAGTGAAATTCGCGGCCGATCAGATCGACGTGAAGACCGGTGAGTTCGCAGGCTATGGCGCGGTGTTCGGCAACATCGACAGCCACGGTGATGTCATCGTCCCCGGCGCGTTCGGCGAGAACCTGGGCGAGTGGTCTGCTCGCGGCAGGCTGCCGTCGATGAAGCTGATGCACGGCACCACCATGAACCCGTTCTCGGGCGATGACCTGCCGATCGGAAAGTGGTCTGTGATGCGGGAAGACGCGCGTGGCCTCTACGTTGAGGGCAAGCTCTCTGGGCTGGATACCGACCATGGCCGGCGGATCTATGGGCTCATGAAGGACGGCGTCCTGGATGGCCTTTCCATCGGCTACCGCGTCAAGAAGTTCACGCGCGGTGCCGGCGCGAACCAGCCCAAGCGTCAGTTGGAAGGCGTAGCCCTGCTTGAGGTATCGCTTGTCGACGATCCTTCCAACGATCGTGCGCGAGTGTCAGCGATCAAGTCCGCCAGCGAGATCAAGACAATTCGAGAATTCGAGGACTTCCTACGGGATGTGGGCAAGTTCTCGAACGCCGCCGCCAAGGCCATTGCGGCCGGCGGTTTCAAGGCTGCGGAACCTCGGGATGAGGACGACGCCGATGCCATCGCGGCCCTTCTGCGCCGCAACATCGCAATCCTCAAATAGGAGGTCCGCATGGACCCGGAAATCAAGTCCCTGCTGGATAAGCAGGGCGAGACGTTTGCTGCCTTCAAGGCCGCCAACGACGAAATGCAGGCCGAGATCAAGAAGCTCGGCACGGCCGATACGGCAACTGCCGAGAAGGTCGACCGCATCAACACCGAACTCGACCGCCTGGTCGATGAAGGCAAGAAGCGCGCTGACGATCTCGAAGCCAAGGTCAACCGCCTTGCCCTCTCGGGTGGCGGTGGCAATGACGACGCCGAGGTTAAGGCGGCGGCGCAGTTCGCAGCCGAGCGTGGCGAGGCCATCGATGTCGAGGGCCTGCGCGCCTATAAGTCGGGCCTGAACGCCTATATGCGGAAGGGCGAACGCCTGTCCGCTGAAGAGCGAAAGGCCATGTCGGTCGGCTCGGACCCGGACGGCGGCTATTCCGTCACCCCGGATACGTCGGGCCGCATCGTTAAGAAGATCTTCGAGACCTCGCCGATGCGCCAGGTGGCGTCTGTTGTAACCATCGGCACGGATCGCCTGGAAGGCTTCAACGACCTGGGCGAAGGCACCGCCGGCTGGGTTGGTGAAACAGCTCCGCGCCCCGCTACTGACACGGCGAAGCTCGGCAAGTGGGAGATCCCGGTTCACGAGATCTACGCTTTTCCGCAGGTCACGCAGAAGCTGCTCGATGACTCGATGTTCAACATCGAAAGCTGGCTGGCCGACAAGACCTCGGACAAGTTCACGCGTACCGAGAACACCGCGTTCATCAACGGCGACGGCGTCCTGAAGCCGCGCGGCCTGCTGGACTATCCGACTGCGGCGGCTGCCGACGCAGCCCGTCCTTGGGGCACCTTCCAGCACGTCCTGACCGGCACCGATGGTACGTTCGGCACGAGCACCAACGGTACCGACAAGCTGATCGACCTGGTCTACTCGGTGAAGGCCGGTTACCGCAGCAACGCCAACTTCATGATGGCGCGCTCGACAGTCGCGGCTGTCCGCAAACTCAAGGACGGCCAGGGCAACTACGCCTGGCAGCCTTCGCTTTCGGCTCTGTCCGGTGGCACCGTGCTCGGCTTCAACGTCGTTGAAGGCGAAGACATGCCGGTGATGGCGGCTGACTCGCTGTCGATCGCCTTCGGTGACTTCCGCGAGGCCTATCAGATCGTTGATCGCATCGGCATCCGCGTGCTGCGCGATGCACTGACCAACAAGCCTTATGTCGGCTTCTATACGACCAAGCGGGTTGGTGGCGCTGCCATCTCCTTCGAAGCCGTCAAGTTCCTGAAGTTCGGCGACTAAGCGCTGGGGCGGGCGATCCAAGCCCGCCCTCTCACCCCATTTTGAAAGGACACGCCAATGCGTGATCTGGCTTCGAATATTGGCGTGGCGCTTGCGCTATCGCCGGACGTCCAGGCGGCAACCATCAAGGGAACCGCCGTCGATCTCAAGGGCTTCAACTCTGCGGCCCTCGTGGTCAACACCGGCGCTATCGCCGGTGCCGGCAACTACACCGCAAAGCTCCAGGAATCGGATACGACCACGGACGGCGATTTCAGCGACGTGGCAGCCCCCGGCCTCATTGGAGCGCTGCCTGCCGTCCTCACGGCCGATGGCAGCTTCAAGCAGGGCTACGTCGGCACCAAGCGCTACATCCGCGTGGTCGTGACGAAAAATTCCGGCACGTCCATCGCTGCCGGCGCCGTCGTCGTGCGTGGCGGCGCCGCCCTCAAGCCCGTCGCCTGAGCGAGGCGCCAATGTCCCTTATTTTCGTCGACGGCGACCACGATCTGCAGAGCATCTTCTTTCAGACCATCAAGGATCGTCTCGGTGTCGGCGAGGCAGGGGATGAAGCCCTTAAGGGTGCAATTGCAGCCGCCTATGCACTCATCAATGGCCCGGCCGGGTTGGGCCGGGCCATCTTGACCGAGACATGGGACTATTCGATCGAAGGCTTTCCGGTTCAGCCCATCCGGGTGCCACTGCCCCCGCTAAACGAGGTCGTGGCCGTTCGCTACATTGACCCGACCGGCGAAGCGCAAACCGTTCCGACCGATGGCTACCGGGTGATGGCGGGAGCCCCGGCCCGCATTGTCGTCGCCCCTGGATCGTGCTGGCCTAAAGTTCAGGCCGGCATCGGCTCGGTCACCGTTCGCTTCACGGCAGGCTATGGCGATGTGCTGGAGGATGTTCCGGCGCCAATCGTCACTGCGATCACCTTGCAGGTCCGCCATATGCTTTCGCTCGGCGAGCAGAGCCTATTTCTGCGGAGCGAGAAGGTCGAGGGTGTCGGCGAACAACAGTTCACCGTTTCCGATGCGGCCGGCAAGGCCATCGGCCAGGCGGTGAAGGATCTGCTTCAGCCTTATCGGGTGTACGGATGACGCCAGCCGCCGCCATTTCGATGCTCGACCGCGATGTCACGAAGCACGGCCAGACGGTGATCCTTCGCCGCGGCGCCACAGACCTTTCGATCCTGGCTTTCGTGCGTGACTTCCGGCCCGACGAGATTGTCGGCGGCATCGCGCAGGGTGACAGCAACGTGGTCGTCTCGCCGACCCAGATCACCGGCTCGCCTTTCGCGGAATCGATCCTGCGCAACGACAAGGTGGTGATCCGAGGTCGCGTTCGGAACGTCCAGTCGGCCGATCCCATCCTGATCGCGGACCAGCTGGTGCGGATCAATCTGCAGGTGCGCGGCTGATGGGCGTCTCAACGCGCATCGACTCGATCGAGCGCGACATCGCCTTGATGCTGGACGAGACGGTATCGCCCGAGGCACGCAGCTTGCACCTGGCACAGTTTGCCCGCGAGCAGTTGGCGCAGGCGCAGCAGGTGAACCAGCAGGCGCTCGGCGTGGTGCCGCCGCACGAGACCTTCGTCGACGGCAAGTCCGGTGCCGCGATCGAAACGGTTCGGCCGGACGGCGTGATCATCTTCGAATTTGAGATGCTGCGCGATATCTTCGCCGCGATCGGCGAGATGCTGGTGCGCGCCTCCCCAGTTCGTTCCGGCCGCTACTCGCGGTCGTTCCTGTTCCTGGCGGATGACGTTGTCGTCGAGCCCGGTGCGCTGGTGCCGGAAGCCTCCGAATACGTCTTCGTCAACACCATGCCGTACTCGCGCAAGATCGAGCGCGGCCTGTCCTCGCAAGCGCCCGACGGCGTGTTTCAGTCGGTCGCCGCCATCGCTTCACGTCGCTATTCGAACCTCGCCTCGATCACCTACGGCTTCGTCGTCCTGCAGGCCGGGATGATCGACGACTGGGCGCGCACCGGCAACGCCCGCCGCCTCGCCGGACGGCGCAAGCGGAAGGCCGCCGACGAATGGCTGCGCCGCCAGCCGGCCATCAAGATCAGGACGCACTGACATGCCGATGCAACAGGTGGTCGCCGCGGTCGAGGCCCGGCTCGCTTCCGGCTGGGCGCGTTGCCCGGTGCGCGGCTTCACCGACGACAATGGCGACACGCCCGACGACGCCTCGGCGTTTCTCGTCGTGCAATACCCGGTCGCGATGTCGGACCAGATCACGGTCGGCGCGCCCGGCAACAACGTCTTCCGCGAGGAGGGTGCCTTCCGCCTGGTGCTGGCGATGCCGCGCACGGTCGAAGGCCGGATGCAGGCGCTGGTCTGGACCGAGGAACTGTCGGCGCTGTTCCGAGGCAAGCAGTTTGGCGCCAGCGCCGGGTTCATGGGCGTGACGACCTATGCCCCGACGTCCCCGTCGATCGAGGACGACACCGACAACGGCAACTATCTCCTGCTTTCGATCGCCGTTCCCTATCAAGCCGATCTGCTCGGCTAACCCCTTTCCCTGACGGAGACGTTTCATGGCCGACCTTCAGTCGACGAACCGTGTTGCTCTCGCCAAAGTCCGTGAAGCGGTCTTCGGCGTTACCCCTGCCAATCCCGCTTTCAAGAGCATCCGCCAGACCTCTTCCGGTCTCGCGGCCAGCCCGCAGACGGAAGTCTCCGCCGAGATCCGGCCCGACCGGCAGGTGACCGACCTGATCCTGGTCGGCATGCAGGCCGGCGGCGATATCGGCGGCGAGCTTTCGTTCCGCTCGGTCGACGACGACTTCGAGGAAGCGCTGCAGGGCACCTGGTCGAGCAAACCGGCGATTGAGGTCGTAACACTCGACACCGAGATCTCCGACGTGGCCGCGACGACACTGACGGTGGCGGCCGGGCTCGGCACGCCGTTCAAGGCCAATCACCTGGTGCTTTTGACCGGCCTGCCGACGGCGGCCAACAATAAGCTGGCGAAAGTCGTCTCTGCGACCGGCACCAGCATCGTATTCCCGGCCGCGACCTTCGCGGTCGAGGCAGCACCCATTCCGGTCGGGGCGGCAGCCCGCGTTGTCGGCTTTGCCGGCGCCTCGGCCGACATCGCGGCGGTCACCTCCGGCGGCAACGCCCTGACCTCGACGGCTCTCGACTTCACTACGCTCGGCCTGCATGTCGGCGAGTGGATCCTGATCGGCGGCACGGCCGCCAACAGCTTCTTCGCCACGGCGGCAACCAACGGCTGGGCGCGCATCGCGGCGATCAGCGCCAATCGCCTGGCGCTCGACAACACGCCGGCCGGCTTCGTCGCCGATACCGGCGCCGGCAAGATGATCGAGATCTATACCGGCGACTTCCTCGTCAACGGCTCTACCACGCGATCGAACACGATCGAGCGGCAATATCTCAATCACGCGCCGGTGACGTTCGAATATCTGCGCGGCCAGATGCTCGACCGCCTGTCGGTCAACGCGCCTGCGCAGAAAATCGCCACCTATTCGAAGACCTATGTCGGCTCGGACGCGGCGGTCCAATCGGCTCGGATCGCCGGCACCACGGACGTCCCGGCGCCGACCTACCCGGTGCTCAACACCTCGTCGAATGTCGGCCGGATCGGCTTCGGCGGTTCGTCGCTGCTCGGCCCGAACTTCGTCATGTCGGCGCAGTTCGAGATCAACAACAATCTGCGACGTCAGAACGCCGTCGGTTCGATCGGCGCGGTCGGGATCGGAGATGGTGAATTCTCGGTGACGGGCACGCTCGAGACCTATTTCGGCGACGCCACGGTCTACCAGAAGGTCATCAACAACACGCTGACCTCGTTCGACATGCGGCTCGGTCGCGCCGACGGCAACAAAGAAGCACTGCTGTTCGACTTCCCGTCGATCAAGCTTTCCGGCGGTTCCCCGGGCGTCTCCGGCAAGAACGCCGACGTGATGCTGTCGGCCGGCTTCACCGCGATCATGGATGCCGTCAAGGGCTACACCATGAGCGTCGGCCGCTTCTGGTTCCTGCCGTGATCTATCGAGACGCGAGTGCGGTCTTGCTCGGAGGTATGGCGAATAGGCCGTCTTTGACAAGCAGCACATTGGCTGCCGCGACCACGACCGGGTCTGATCGCTGACCGGCGACCGTCATGTCGAGCAATTGGAACCCGTCATCGGGCTTCTCGCCAGCATCGTCCAATTTGACCTGCCCGAAATTGCAGGTCGCGGTGTCTCGGATCAACGCGCCGAAGCCGTTTTGTGAATCGAATACGAGGGAGACGGACCTCCCATAGATCGAAGCATCTGACCGGACATAGGTGGCGGGCGCACGCAACTGCCTCTTGACCGAAATTTCGCAGGCCCGAATCGCCGGGTCGGTGAGCCAACTGTCGATGAAGTCGCACCCCGTCAGCAGTGGCGCTGACACCAGCAATAGCCAAGCTTTTTTCATCTCTCCCCCCTCTCTAGAGACGCGGTTGTGCCATGAAACTATCCAACCTCAAAATCGACTCGTCGAAGCTCGAACAGGGCGACTGGATCGGCGACATCCCCGGCCTCGGCGACATCCGTTTGCGGGTGCGTGGCCTCGGCAATGACGACTACCGACGGCGCCAGTCCGAGCTCTCGGCCGCTCTGCCGCGCCACATGCGCAAGGAGCCGGCAGAGCAGGACAAGGTCATGAACACCCTGATCGTCGAGACGCTGCTCGAGGGCTGGGAGAACGTCGAAGACGACACCGGCGCCCCGCTGCCGTTCACCCGCGAGAATGTGCTTGAGATCCTGGCTGACCCCGACATGCGCGCGTTCAGTGACGGCGTGGTCTGGGCTGCGGGCATCGTTTCCGAGCGTCGCAAGGCGGATCTGGATGACGACGTGGGAAAGTCCAAGCGGCCCTGAACTGGCATCTCCAGTACGGGGCGCATGCCGAGAAGATTGCCGCGGCCGCGCGCGACAGCGGCGTTGCCATGGCCGATCTGCCGTTCCTGGCGAACCGGGAAGATCCCGATGAGGCGCTCCATTTCGTATGGGACGCCTTCTGGAATCTGACCACGGACCGGCAGGTCGGCTTCGCCACCGGCCCCATCCCATGGACGGCGATCGATCGATACGCCGACCGCCACCAGTTGCACGCCGTCGACAGCTTCGAGCGCTTCCACGCCCTGATCCGGGCGATGGATAGCACCTACCTCGAACATCGCGAGCGAGAGCTCGAGAACGCTCGGAAAGAGAAGCCCCCCCATGGCCACTCTTGAAACCATCCGCCGGCTTTCGGTGCGCGGAAGCTCGGAAGGCCTCGACAAGGTCGCGGCCGACCTGCGTGCGGTGGATGCCGCGCAGAAGCAGGTCGCCGCGTCCGCCGCTCCGCTCGCAACCGTGACCGACACCGTGGCCAAGCGGGTGACGTCGTCGGCCGGCGCCTACGATCGCCTACGCCAGTCCATCGACCTCGACTATCGCGCCCAGGTCCAGATCGAAAAAGGCCAGCGCGCCATCAATGCGGCGCTGGAGCAGGGCGTGATCGATGCGCAGGGCGCTGCCCAGGCGATCGACATGCTGACGGCGCGGTATGCTCGCCTTCATGGCTCTATGAGTGCTTCGGTGGCGCCCGGTCAGTTGATCGGCGCGCAGACGTCGGGTGCATCCGCTGCGCAGAGCGCTTCCGTGTTCGAGGAAGCCGCGCGCGCTGAGCAGCTGATGGCGAAAGAGGCATCGCAGCTTCGTGCCCAGATCAATCCGCTCGGCGCTGCGCTGGATCAGCTGAACACCGAACTGGCGCAATACTCTCGGCTGGCCTCGGCGGGCGCCATCTCAGCCTCGGAGCTTGCCCAAGCCCAGACAATGGCGCGCGGTCGTTACGACGACACCGTCAATTCGCTGACGAGGATGTCGGCAAACAGCAAGCTGGCGACGCACGAGGTGACTAACCTCACCTATCAGCTGAACGATATCGCAACTGGGCTTGCCACAGGTCAGTCGCCCTTCATGATCATGGCGCAGCAAAGCGGCCAGGTCTCGCAGATCTTCGGCAATCGCGGCCTGAAGGCTGCACTGATGGGGACGTTTGCAGGCATTGCATCGATGGTCACGCCGGTGACGCTGGCCATCGGTGGCCTCGCCGCTGGTGGCTTCGCGGCCAGCCTGATCTTCCGGAAGATGCGCGGTGAATCCGAGACGCTCGAGACGGTTTTGAAGCGTCATCAAGCGGTGATCCAGACGCTCAGGGCAAGCTATGGCGACGCCGCTCCGAAGCTTTCCGAGTTCGCGGCGGAGGGCCGGAACGTTGCTGATACCCTCGCGCGCATTCAACAGGTCGATCTGGAGACCCAGATAAAGAAGGCCTCTGCTGCACTGCAGTATGGCTTCGGCGATTTGGCGCGAGGTGCCAGTGGCGGCGGTTTCGCTCTGGCAGAGCAATTCAAGGCTGTTGAAGCTCCGCTGGATCGCTTTCTAGCCAGTGTTCGATCGGGTGAGGCTGACGTTCGTAAGCTGCGGTCGGAAGTCTCCAATCTCGGCAACATGGATCCGACCAACAAGGCGCTCGGTGAGGCCGTCAAAAGGCTGATGGACGTTACCCAGTCGGCGTCAGATGCGCAGGGGAGGCTGCTTGGCCTAACCGGCGGCTTCGACGCGGCCGGCTCGGCCGCGCGACGCAACCAGGTCAGCCTCGACAACTACGCCGCCGCGTTGAAGACGATCTCGCAGATCGCGCTGCCGCAGCTTTCCGACCTGGAACAGGTCGACAAGGCGCTGGAAACGGCTCTCGGCAGCACAGCCAGCGCGGCCGATCGGGCTGCTGCGATCAGCCTCGCCAATGAGGCACGCCAGCGAATTGCCGACAGCAAGGTGCCGCTGCCGCGCTCGAAGCCGAACTATCTCGGCGCCAACCCGGACGGCAGTTATGGCGCCGCCGCCGGCAAGGTGGCCGAGCGAGAGGCCAACGCATATCGAGACCTGATCAAGAATGCCCGCGACCGCATCGACCAGATGCAGGTCGAGATCGAGACGGTCGGCATGGCGGACGCGGCGGCCGAGAAATACCGGATGCGGCAGGAACTGCTGGCCAGCGCCACTGACAAGGGCCGGAAGGTCTCCGAGCCGATGCGCAAGGAGATCGAGAAGATCGCCGACGAATATGCGCAACTGGCCGAGCAGGTGGCAAAGGCGCGCCTGCAGCAGGATCTGCTGTTTGATCGGCGCCAGCTTGGCCGCTCGGCGATCGACCAGACCGTCGCGGCCACGTTGCGCGGCGCCGGCCTGCCGGAAGATCTCCACTCGACCGAAGCCCAGATGATCCGGCTGAACGAACAGTTGGCGATCGGCAAGGATATGTCGATGGATTTCGCCTCGAGCTTCATCTCGGGTCTGCGCGAGGGGCAGTCGATCCTGGAGTCGCTCGGCAATGCCCTCAACCGACTGGCCGATAAGCTGATCGAGATGGCGACCGATCAGATGATCAGCGGCCTGTTCGGGCAGCTGTCCGGCGTGCTCGGCGGCGGCGGTGGCATCATGCAGGTCGGCGGCACCGGCGGCCTTTTCGCCAACGGCGCAGCGTTCTCCGGCGGCAATGTCGTTCCCTTTGCCAAGGGCGGCGTGGTCAATGGCCCGACGACCTTCCCGATGTCGGGCGGACGCACCGGCCTGATGGGCGAAGAGGACACCGAGGCGGTTGTACCGTTGCGGCGAACGTCGAACGGTCGCCTGGGCATCGAAGCCGTCGGCGGCGGAAGCGGCGGCGGCACCGTCATCCATTTCGCGCCGTCCACCGTCATCAATATGCCGGGTGGCAGCGGCGGTGATAAGGAAAACGCCGCGCAGCTGAGAGCGGAACTGGACCGCCGGGATAGGGCCATCTTGGCGCAGGTGCCGGCCGTCGTCACCAAGGCGCAGGTTCGCGGCCAGTTCCAGGGCAGGAGCGGATGATGGCGAACACCGACCTCATGACGGCGCTCGTTGTCGCGAGTGTGAAGTTCAACCTGAACTATGGGCAGGAAACATCTGGCCAGGCCGGCGGCACCATCCGCGTCGCCGACCTGCGCTCGCCGCTCTGGACGATGCAGGCCGATTGCTCGACGTTGATGCTCGATCAGTTGCTCGACATCGAAACGCTGATCGACCAGATGGGCGGCGCGCGCGGCAGCTTCTATGCCTGGGACCCGCGCCGACCCTATCCGAAGCTCGACCCAACCGGCGCCGCGCTAGGATCCAACGCGGTCAAGATCAACAGCCTCGGCGCCGACAATCGCAGCCTGTCGCTGCGGGGGCTTCCCGTGGGCTATGCGCTGTCGCGCGGCGATCCGCTTTCCTTCGACTTCGGGGGACGCAGGGCTTTGCATCGGGTGGCATCCATCTCGGCCGTAGCCAATGGCAGCGGCGTCACGCCGGTTTTCGAGGTTGTGCCGAATATCCGGCCGGGCGCTGCATTGAACGCCGACGTCACACTTAAGCGTGCGGCCGCAGAGATGCGGTTGGTTCCCGGTTCCTTCAACGGCAATGCCGAGGGACTGATCGGCTCGATCTCCCTGCAGGCGGTGCAGGTAGTCTAGAGCTCGGACTCGGCGGCCAGACGGGCGCGGACGCGATCGACGAGCACGCTCAATGCGGCGACGCTATCGACATTGGCCCCGGACTGCAGCGCCTCGCGCACGAGGGATCGCTCCAACACATCCAGCCATGGACCGGGTTGATCGTCGTGCAGTTCCGCGACGGCGTCCAAAACGCTGATCATGGCATTGCTGAGAACGACCACCAGATGGTCGGGGTCGACAGCGGGCACCGGCAAGAGGTGCTGAACAGTCCTTCGACTTTGGATCATAGCTCTCTCCAAATATCTCAGATGCGCAGCCGGGGGATGGTGCACAGTGAACACTGCAACCGAATGGAAGGCAAGGCTCAACTCCCATGCGTGATGTCGATCCCGCCGAACTTACGGCGATTCAGGCAGGCACCGTCGTTGCTCGTACACTGGTGTCGCTGACGGTCAAGAGCCGGCTGACGGGCAATCCTGTCCCGTTGGGCTTCTGGCTGGATGCCGGTCCCGCCACTTTCAATGTCGTCAACCCGCGCACCGGCGCGACCGAGGCGCGCTCCTTCGTCGGCGATGCGCTGAACAGTGTCAGCGACATCCCGCTGATCTCCGACCTCTCGGTGCGAGAGGTCGAGGTGGTGCTGGCGGCGATCGACGACAGCGTGCAGGACGCGGTCCGGACCTATGACGTCCGCAATGCGCCGATCGAGATCCACCGCGTCTATCTCGACCCGGTGACGATGGCGCAGGTGGCGCCGGCGCGTTGCCGCTTCCTCGGCCAGGTCGACACCGCGCCGATCGAGACGGCGGCCGAGGGCGGGGCTTCGACCGTGACGCTCTCCTGCACCTCGACCACGCAGGAACTACGCCGCAAGAACCCGGACGTTGCCTCGCATGAGAGCCAGATCCTGCGCAAGGCGGATGACGATTTCTATCGCGACACCGGCGTTGCCGGCGACTGGACGCTGTTCTGGGGCAAGAAGCAGGGTAAGGCGAAACAGACATGACCATCCAACGCCGTGACGATTGGCGGCCGGCCCTGCATGAGATGATCGAGGCGACCCGCCGTCAGCCGTTTGCCTGGGGCGAACGCGACTGCGCCCTGTTCGCGGCCGACTGCGTCAAGGCCATGACCGGGCTCGATCTCGGCTTCGGCTTTCGCGGCGGCTATGACGATGCGATCGGCGCCATGAAAGCGCTCCGCCGCGCCGGCTTCGACGATCTACCGGCCGTGGTGGCCAGCTTCTTCGAAGAGATCCATCCGGTCCGCGCCGGCGTGGGTGACATCGCTGCGATCGAGACGGCCGAGGGCTGGGCGCTCGGCGTCTATGGCGGGCCGCGCGTGACCGTGCTGCGCCCGGATGGCCTTGGCAGCGTCGACCGTTCCATGGTGACCAAGGCTTTCCGGGTTCCCTGACATGCAATTCATCGCCGTGATCTTTGTCACGCTGGCGCTCCTCGCCGGCGCGATCCAGCCTGCCGAGGCGCTGCCGATCGGCGCCGCGATTGCCGGCTTCATTGGCCTGACCGGCACGCTCGCGTCGGTCGTAGCCGCCGGCATCAATCTGGCTGTCGGTCTGGGGCTCTCCTACCTGTCGCAAACCCTGTTCGGCAAGAAGCCGCAGCAGGGTGTCGGCGGCATGTCGGGCAAGCTGCAGAGCGGCGGTGCGGTCCCGCGCAGCTTCATCCTCGGCCGCGCCATGACGGGCGGCAAGCTGGTCTATGCCGGCACCTGGGGCAATGTCGACAACACGCCGAACGCCTTTCTGTCGATGGTGATCGCGGTCTCGGACCTGCCAGTCCAAGGCTTGGCCGAGATCTGGGTCGGCGGCGAAAAGGTGACCTGGAACCCGGCGGCCACGCCGAGCGGCAATGGCATCGCGATTCCGGAATATCGTAACGACGACAAAGATCACCTCTGGGTCCGCTTCTATGACGGCCGGCAAACGACCGCCGACAGCCTCATGGTGTCGAAATTCGCCGGCTCGGCACATCCCTACCTCAACACCCGGGTCGGCAAGGGCATCGCCTATGTCGTGATGACGGCAAGGCTGAACGACAAGCTCTGGTCTGGCCTGCCGCAATACAAATTCGTCGTCGACGGAATCTCCCTCTATGACTGGCGCGCCGACAGTTCGGCCGGCGGCGACGGTGCCCAGCGCTGGACCGATCCTTCGACCTGGACGGGCTCCCCCGACAACCCGGTCGTTGCGGCCTACAACATCATTCGCGGTATCCGATTTGACGGAAAGTGGTTCTTCGGCGCCCAGACGGTCGCGTCGCCCCAACTGCCGCTTTCGACCTGGACGGCTGCGGCGAACGAATGCGATCGCATGGTCGCGGCGATCGGCTCGGGCACGGAAAAGCAGTTCCGCGCTGCCGGCGAGATCACGCTCGATGCATTGCCGGCTGACGTCCTGTCGGAACTGATGAAGGCCTGCAATGGCCGGCTGGCCGAGGTTGGCGGAGTCTATAAGCCGCATGTTGGCGCAGCCGGTTCGGCTATCTTCTCGTTCACCGACGCCGATATCCTGACTTCGGACAAGCAGTCGCTCGAGCCGTTCCCGTCGCTCGACCAGGCCGTCAATGCCGTGACCGCCAAGTATCTCGAGCCCGGCGAGGGCTGGGTGCAGAAGGACGCGCCGCCGCTCTATTCGCTGACGCTCGAGGCGGATGATGGCGGGCGCCGGCAGGCCGTCGATGTCGACTATGCGCTCGTCTTTTCCGGCACGCAGGTGCAGCGGCTGATGCGGTCGGCGCGGGATGAATCGCGCCGTTTCCACAAACACAATCTGCCGATGCCGTCCTATTGCTCGATCTTCGAACCAAACGACTTCGTCGCCTGGTCGAGCGACCGCAACGGCTATTCGGGAAAGCTCTGGCGCATCGACGCGGTGCAGGATCTCGCCAATCTGAACAGCGGATGGACGCTGACCGAGGTGGATCCGAGCGACTACAACCCCGGCATCCTGACGCCGATCGTCATCGCGCCGACGCTGAACCTGCCGCCAGCCTCGCAGATCATCATCGACTGGTCGGCCACGCCGATCACGATCAATGGCGACGAGGGAAGCCAGCGCGCCGGCATTCGCCTGGCCTGGGATCCGAATGTCGACGACGTCGACGGCGTGCAGTTCGAGATCCGCCTCGCCGTTGACGGCACCGTCGTCCTGCAGTCCGAGACGGACCGCTACGACGCCGGTGCGATCCTGATCTCGCAGAACATCCTCGGCCGCACGCAGTATCAGGCGCGCGGGCGATACCGGCCGGCCTCGCCGCGCGACACCGCCTGGTCGGGCTGGCTCAACGTCCTGACGCCGGATGTCGCCGAAGGCATGACGCAGCAGCAGGCCTATGAACTGTCGCTGATGACCGGAGACGCTCGCGGCTCGATGCAGGAGCTGCAGCGCCAGCTTGACGAGGTGATCGACCGGATCGCGCTGGACGGGGCCGAGAATGTCGGCGCCGACTATATCCAGCGCGCGGCGATGCGGGCGAATCTGGTCGCGGCAATCCAGCAGGTCACCGAGGCCTACATCGCTGGCGACACAGCCGTCGCGTCGCAGGTGACCGCAATCAACGTCAAGGCCGACCAGATGTCGGCCGGCGGCTTCGTCAAGTTCGCTGCGACTGCGGCGCCGACCGGCGTCGACGTCCGGTTCCAGATCTTCCTGAATGCCGGATCGGTGGGCACGCCAAACTGGAAGGAAGCCGGCATGCTGCTCGACATCGTTGGCGGCGTGTCGCGCTGCATGTTCCTGGTGGACAAGTTCTCGATCGGCGACGGCACCACCCGAGTCTCGCCCTTCGCGGTCATCGGCGGCGTCGTCTACATGACCGGCGTCGTGATCCGGTCGGCCAACAGCGTCGTGCAGCTCGATCTCAGCGGCGACAGCCTCATCTTCACGGAGCCATAATGGTCGCCACGCGTCGCCTGTTCGCGGGCCAGTTGTCACCCGGCGACTGGCGCGCCCGCGTCTCGAAAGCCGGCAATGATGCCTCCGACCCGAACCTGCCGCGCGACAAGCTGGATTTCGATACGGCCTGGCCCTTCGCCGGGAATATCCATGCGGTCGTCAGCGTCCGCTCCTATGGGCGGAACGCCGACCAGTCGACGGTGATCCCGAACCCGCAGCGCATCAACTTCCCGGCACTGCCTTACGTGCCGGTGGTGAAGTGCTTCATCTCAAGACCGGCCGGCGACCAGATCCTCTGGTGCTACCAGGGCACCAACGTCACGATCGGCACGGTGACCTGGGAGGCATACAACGACCACGTCGACTTCTTCACCTCCGGTTCGGTCCGGATCGACTGCTACATGGTTGCGGTCATCTTCAAGATCCCGGCGCGCGACCTCGCCATCCTCGGCAATGATCCGCACCCGCTTCCCCGGATGATCATGGGGAAGCGCGGCACCGACTATGGCCTCTACGTCTCGCGGCCGGGCTTCAACGTCCAGACCTGCGCGAAGTCGCAGATGATCTTCAGCTCGGACGACACATTCTCGCTCGTCAACAATACCCTCTCGCCGGCCTCGAGCCGGAAGGGGGCGGCCGACAGCCCGACGTCGAACGTCACCACCAACATCAACTTCACCTATGACTGGAAGGGCTACTATCCGATCATCTTCTTCTTCGGCACCTTCAACGGCGCCCAGAACGATCAGATCTATACCCTTCCAGCCGACAAGGTGGTGAACACCTACGGCGCCGCCTATCCGATGTGGGCGACCATCATCACGCTGTCGCCGGGCGTCGGCCAGGTGCAAATCCGCCGTTGGGGCAACGAGGTCTGGGGCAATGCCTCGATCATCGTGCTCGACCATCCCGTACCGACGGATTGAGCCATGCCAACGACACGCGGCTATATCGGCCTGCGCAATGGCCAGTTTGTCTTTCAGTTCTCCAAACCGGGCTATGACGTCCTGACGGCGCCGCCCGAGGGGCTTGTCTTCGATTCAACCTCCAAGCGGCTGCGCCCGCTGGTGTCAGGCATCACCGCCGCTCTGCCGACCGGCAACACCAACATTCCGCTGCCGAAAACCTTCATCGGCTTGCCGTTGATCTTCGTCGACATGTTCTACGGGACGCAGGCGACGCGAGGGCCGGGGCGGGGCTTCGAGGTTACCTATCGGCGGGGCGGCAACTTCTTCACCATCAACAACAACGTCGCCGGCGCCGTGTTCTCCTACAACGTCTTCGACAACGAGATGACCTGATGCGGCTGTTCTATCACGATGCCGAAGGCAGGCTGACCGGCCAGGCTTCCGGCGCATTCACGCCAGAGGAATTGGATGACTTCCGCGCTCGAGGGGAGCTGTTCGTGCGGGCTCCGAAGGACGCGGCCTTTATCCAAAACTATGTGGTCGATGGTGAGCTCGTCGCGCGGCCAGTGGCGCCGATCACCATCAACCGCACCGAGATCCCAGCCGACAAGCGCACCAAGGTGAAGATCGCCGGCCTGCCGGATCCCTGCACCGTCTTCATCGACGGTGAGCCGGTGACGGTCGAGGGCGGCCTGCTTGAGCTGACGGCCGACATGCCGGCGACCTATTGGGTCGTCTTCGACAGCTTCCCCTACATGCCCTGGTCTGCCGAAATCACGGCCACCTAGCCGGAGCCTTCCCGCTTTGAAAATCCGACTGACGAAGAACCTGGAGCCGCTCCGGGCGAGCGCCCTCGTGCGCCTCGACGAGATCATCGGCGATCAGCTGCATCCGATGACGGCGTCGCCGATCGCGATGCTGCGGGCGCGGAAGCTGGCGGAGGCGAAGCGTGTGCTGGCAGGCGAGGGCGGCGCGCCGATGCTGACGGACGAGGCTGCCGCGAAAGGCGTCGCCGTCCTGGATCTGGCCGCCACCGTCATCACCAAGGCAGCGGCCGAGACAGCGCTGCTCGCCCAGATCGAGGCTCGTCGGCAGGTAGCGCAAGCCACCATCCGTTCCGCACCGCATCCCGCCGCGATCGAGGCCGCCCTCGAGGAGATCCTGAATGGCTGACAGCACCTATCACGCCGGCTCGATCTCGGTCGCCGCCGGGGGGCTCGCCGTCGCCGGCATGCTGACGGCGTTCCTGAGCCAGGTGAAGCCGGGCGACACGCTGCTCAAGGGCAACGGCTTCGCTGTCATTGAGACTGTGCCGAGCAACACCAGCCTGACGCTGGCGCTGCCCTGGAACGGCACGATGTTGAGCAACGAGACCGACTACCGGATCTTGCGCACCGGCATCGGCTGGGCTTCCACCGCCGAGATCAATACCCGCCTGACGGCCATCGTCGCGGCCCTGGAGGCTGGCATCGGCTTCAAGCCCGACGCCACGGGCACGTTGACCGATCGCGCCGCCAACAACGCTGCGGCCAAGGGCTTCGTCTTCGTCCGCACCGACGTCGTGCCGTTCCAGATCTACATCAAGGCCAGCGCAACATCGGGCGACTGGGCAGGGCCGACCAGCATGCAGGGCAATCCCGGTACGCCAGGCGCGCCGGGCGCCACCACCGCCGACGTGCTCGCAGCGCTCGGCATCTCGAAGATCACCATCAGCACCGACAACCCTTCCGGCCCGGCG